CTCAAGATTTCTGTAGATCCTAAACCATAAATGTCATTTAAGAACAATTGATACTTAACACTAAACATGTTGTTTGTTGTAGTGTTTGATCCATCAAAGCGGAAAATTTTATTTACACCAATAACCGCTGGAGGAATCTTGAGATAGTTATTATTCTCTGTAAAACTAAACTGAGTCGTTACACCAACACTTTCCGTAACCGTGGTGGTAGTAATTCCACTAACGCCTGCTGTTCCAGGACCTTTTCCTCTGTTTATATCGTCTTCTGTAATTTTGTAGTGTAAAAATGTTTGAATTACACCATCAAAATGTCTCTCATGAAAATACTGAATAGCATCATCTACCAGATCTTCAATCTGTTCATCAGCAACATTAATTTCTAATACTGGAGCCCCAAGTTGTCTCTTACAGTAGGTAATGAGTTCTTGTCGGGTAGATGGTTGTGCCATTTACAATATATTACCTTTTTTATATTTATAGTGCCGTTATTGATGACACTCCTGGACGTACAAGAATATTACCATTAACCAACGTGTAGAATGTATTGCCAGAACTGACAATCACATCATATACATATCGACCTTCATTTAAAAGTTTAGTTTGTGTTCCACCAAGCGAAATACGAACTTTACCATCAGCAGCACTTGTAAATCCAACAGCAAAAGTTGCTGCAGGAAAAGCAGTAGACCCGATAGACACGCTCTTGGTCATTTGAGATGAACCAGAGTATCCCTCAAGACTAAAAGCAGTATTAGATGTGCCTACAACCTCAAAGTTTCCTTCAAAGTTTGCTCCACCAAGAATATTAAAATTAGCTGCAGGTGCTGCACTAGCATCTGGATCGAAAGTTATCTTCTTAGTTGTCATCTGACGGTATTCCTATGACTTGCATTGTCTCTTGTTGTTTATAATATAACTTGATGAAAGATTTGGCGACGTTTCTAAGTTCTTCACGATCATCACAATTATCTATCTCGGATGCAAGTTTCTGATATGCAAAACTTTTTGATAGATTTTTGAGTTCAATAGTATCAGGATCCATTTGCTAAACTCCTTAAAAGTAGTTTGATTTCATCTAGGTCATCCTTCATACTAGCAAGATCACTCTCAAGTTGTTGTATCTTTTGTTTCTCTTCACCCTGAGTGTTACGTCGGGAAATATATTCATTATATTGTGACTTGCTAGTATTAATGATGCAGTTTGTTTTTGAATCTCTAACTAGGTGGGTTTGGCCCTCAACTTTCTGTTTCATATTATGCAGTGGTAATCACTCTCAGGTCTCTCATTCTAGGTGGATAAGTTTGATTAGAACTTGTCAGGAGAATCTTAACTCTGAATGATTTGAATGATGGAAGATCATTAGCAGTGAAAGTATACTCTCTGAAATCAAGATCTTCTGATTCAAAACCAGAGACATCAGAAACTGTGTTGTATGTATCTGATTTACCACTACTCTTATTTGGAGAAATTATTTCTCCTCTTTCATTCAAGTTATCATAACCTGGGAAAGGAACAAACACTGGTTCAAAGTTAGAACTTTCGCTGATTGCATAGAAGACTCTAATGTCAGCATAGTCATTAATGTGAGAATCAACGATAACCTTGATTGAAGTCGCTGGATTTTCTAAAGTATTTTCCTTAGAAATATACTGACATGCTGTTGGATCATCATTCAAACTATTTACTCTATTATCAGTAAGATAATTAGAGATTGGTGCATTAACTCTGTTAGAGGTGAGAATAGCACTCATTCTTTGAGAATCAATGACAGGAGACAGAGCATCGTCATCAGTGCTTAAGGTAAGACTAATTCTAAGTGATCTGTTACCTGGAAGAGGCTCAATGGTTGAATTATTATTCTCATTTACACGAGATGCAATAATTCTTGGAGAGTTAAGATAGTTGCTATTGTTTAAAGCAATTCCCTCAGATTCCTGAACAACGAATGGTAGATCGGTTCCAGTTCCAGAACCATCATTGATGCTAGTTCCAGAAATAGTTGTCATCTCAGCACTCAGAGAAGTTCCTGGTAAAGTCAGGTTTTGAATCTGAGGAGTGATGATCTCAAAAGGCATATTTTGTGTGGCCTTGACGTTAGATCCACCAGTTGATTTTGTCTGGTTGAAGTAGAGAATTGGGAAACTCTCTCCGGTTGATCTACCAACACCATTGATACCCATATCAACTTTTACATTATAAGAATCAAGAGTCAAAGGATTAGACACAGTGACATTATCCAGTTCATGAGTGGTGTTGATTCTTCTTAGAGAAACGCCACCTAACTCATACTTATAGACCAATGTTCCAGCAGGATAGTCTTTAGATAGTGTGCTATCAACTTGTCTTGTTATTCCACCAATTGTGTTAGATGAGGTCTCTGTGTAAGAGATAATCTCATCACCAATCAACAGATAACCAGCATTGGTTGTTCCGACACCAACATTTTCAAATGTTCCAAATTCTGATTCATCCGAAACTGAGATATCAGCCGTAGAACTAGAATTATATGCTACAGAGAGTTTTGTTGGTTTAATATCAGAGAGAACATCAGAAATAATAACTCTATTTTGTTCATGGTGCATACCATGATTCTTATGATCAACCACAATGTGATGACCATCAGTTACAGTATCAATAGAAGTAATCAATACATTTGCACCAGTTCCGTTTAGAGTTGTTCCAACTCCAACGCTATTAGTGAACATGACAGTGTTACCAGCACCAGTCACGAAGTCTCCCTGAACATTATCAAGAATCAACTGATTAGTTGAACCAAGAGATACAACAGAGAATTGTGCATTTAAACCTGCATTAAGGTTACCAATTCCATTTGGAAGAGTAAGGACATCACCAACAGTATAGCCAGAACCACCAGCGTTAACAGTTGCCGCAACAGCAACACCATTTGCAACGTGAATGTTTGCAGTGAGATCAGCACCAGTTCCAGTGATGCTGCTCAGAGCAACACCAATGTAACCAAGACTTCCACTAGATGGTGTGAGTCCAATACCTTGATTGACAACACTCATGGTTCCTGTTGCCGATCCAGCACTACCGACAAAGTTACCAGTTGCATTGGAGGAACCAGCTTGAGAAACAGTGTTTCCAAGTTCTAACTGGTTACCAGTGAACAGAAGCCCTGTGTTCAGTCCAACTCTAATTCTCTTAGAACTGAGATTGATTGGATCAGGCATCAGTGTTGGAACTTGTCCGTTTCCTTCTGCGAGAACAGGACTATAAAGTTCCATGGTGCCAGAAGAATCAAATCTTGCTCTGTTCAGAACAAACTTGAGATCTTCCCACTGACTTGGTTCCCATGTAGAGGCATTTTGCGACTTGAAGAGCGAACCAAGGAATGGTTGAGTAGAAATAAACTCATCGGACAGTAAATCATTTTCACCAACTCTAGAGATAAAGACCTTGTACTTAGTAGATGCAGAAATTAAGCACATTGCATATTCAGTTTGCTCCTCAACATAAACTGGAGCATCAAATGTTATTCTGGTAGCTACACTACCATCAGTAGATGTAGTGATTTGAGAAGGTGGAATTGTTACTTGCGAGAAAGGTAAGATCTTCTGAGTTGGTATTCCATTTTCCATCGTTCTGAGTTGGAAAATAACAGGAATGTCATTAGGATCTTTATCTGAGAAGTAAATGTCCGCACTTGTGAGGAATACTCCAGTATCTCCAAATACCAAGAAAGATTGTGCAATTGGATCCCATCCTCTTCTTCTACGTCTACCTCTTCTTCTACGACGTGGTGGAGGTGGTGGTGGAATAAATCTACTTCCTGTTTCTCTGACTGTTGTTTGAACAGCAGTAACTTCTGTAGTTGTATCTGTTCCAGTAAATTCCCTACGGTCTACCTGCTCTCTTTCAGCAATAACTTCAACTCTAGCATTTCTTACAGAAACAATAGTCTCTTGAACTGTTTCGAGAGTTCCACTTGCCACATAATTTTCTGATGCAAGCGTCTGAGCAGTGTCGGTATTATTAGTTGAACTGTCGGTTAAAGTAAATGTCTTTGTTCCAGTAGCAAATTTGGGATTTGTATTACGATTTGGATTTGGAATAAAGAAACTTCCAATAACATCAGAACTTAAGTCACTTACAAGTCTCTTATTAACAATCCTTGCCTGAGCTCCAGAGGTTCTACCTCTCAAAATCATTCCAGTTTCGACATATCCGAAGAAATCTCCAGATGGTTGCTCTGCCAAAGAAAGAGTATCAACATTGATAATACTGCTTGTAGACGAATAATTTCCTGGTAAGTTTACGGCATTTCCACCATCAAATATCTGAAATTCGCCACTTTCAGATTCGCCAGAAGCTGCACCAATAGTAGAGGTATATGGATTACTTGCATATGTTCTTGTTGGTGCGTTGTAAGGACCTTCTTTGTGATTTGCTTGTGCCGTTCTAAATGTAATTAATCTAGAATTTCCAACGGTCCCTTCAACAGTTTCTCCCACCTGGAAAGTGCCAGAAACCATTTCAATCTCAAGAAGTTTGGGGACAACAAATTTAGCAACACTTCTATTGTCAAAGAAAGGATATACTTGAGTAAGTGGTTTAAATCCTCTTCCAACAAATTCAATATTTCTAGAACGCATGAACGAGATGACATCTCTGCTGATGGTTCTATCACCAAGACTAGAGGTCTCTAGTTGTGGAGTAATGAGTTGTCTTCTACCATTTCTAAAGTCAAATCCAGTTCTAAAGTTATCAACAAAAGTATCTTGGAATGTTGTTCTTGTTGTGCTCTCGAAATCTCTTACTCTAGTTCCACCACGTTCACCATTTCTTCTTTGGAAGTTATTTCTACCAGTAACCTCTGTTCTGGTTCTTCTTCTGGTAACAGAATCAGTTCCAGTCCATCTTGTCTGCCACGAATTCCAAAGAATTGGTGTTAATCCTGTTTGTGGATCAAATCCACCAAATTCTCTTGTCGCTGTTTGTACGGCATCGGTATAGTTACCTTCAACATCAATAACTTTTGCTTGAAGTCTAGCAGTATCAGTCCAAGTATCTGATGCTGGAGTAAGTGTGATATTTGCTCTCCAGAAACTTAGTAAGAATGGAGTTACAAATTCAGTTCTGGTTGCAAATCGCTGACTTTCATATTCAATTTCTTCATAATTGAGAGTAATAATATCACCAGTCTTCCTGATATTAGTTCCTTCAGGGGCTCTTGATCTACTATCTTGAGTTAAATCAACTCCTTCAACAGGACCAAGAACTAAATCAACAGCATTTGTGTAGTGGGTTGCTCTACATTCTTTATTTGTTTGGTCAATACTGTTTTTGATTTTAATATCATCTTCCTGAGCTTGGAAAGATGTAAAATTATCTACAAAGAATCCTGATTTAAATCTATTGAGACCAGCGTTATCGGGAATAAACAAATTAGCAGTCTCAGTCTCAAGCATTGAAAGAGACGTGTAATACTCAAGATTCCTAATTCTATCCTCAAGTTTACCAATATCTCTCATGGTAAATCTCTTATGATCTAAGAAAGATATTGAGGCATCCTCTATTCTGTAGAGATATGGTGGTAACTCAATGGTTGCAATTTCAAGAGCGTTGTTGATTGGATCTGGTTTTTCTGGATCTTCTGCGGGAAGACCAGTTACAAGTCTGAATCCACCACCCTGATCAACATATAATCTATCAATTCTTCCCCCATAGAAAGAATAATTTGTAGTGATAGATTCGTCAGATGCTAAAATATTTGTGGCTGAGTTTCCTGATGTGGTAAAACTTCTACCTAAAAATTCAAGAGGTGATCTGGTTGATTCTGCAATGGTATAACTTGAAACTTTAGGTCTGATATCAATAATATCAGTGTTTCTATTACCATTAATTGTTTGAATATCTCTACCATAATCAAAAGTATCATATGAATTTACGGTAGTGATATCACCATCATCAGATGATTCATAGTAACCACTTTCAAAGTAGATTTTTAATCTTTTGCTTGGTTCTTTTACGTTTGGTTTTCTTGTTAAAAATCCATGGCCATAGAACGTTGCCTTCTGACCAGTATTGAAAGTATAATTTGCAGATACATCTTTACTTGGATCATCCAGTGTAGTGATGACTGCTTGTAAGTTTGATTCTGCAAATTTAACAGATTCTCCCTCTCTAAAGACATCATCAGTCTGATAGAGAATAGTGATTCTAGTATCAGTTTCTCTTTCAGCAACTATCGCAACTGCGCCAGAATCTGTTCCAGTGATTCTTTCCCCAATGATTAAATCGGATGTTTTTCCAGCAACAGAAGAAATAGACGTTAGTGTCATTCTAGGTGCTGTTGGATCAGCAGTGTCAAAGGATTCAAAAACACCTAATACGTCAAGAACGTCTCCGCTGTTGATTGAAATCTTTTCGTCTTGTACTCTAGTTCCAAATGGGAAGGTGCCAAAAGACAAACCATCATTTAGAGTTGTGGCTCCAATGCCAGATCCATTTAATTTGGATGCGGTAATAACAACAGTGTTTACTCTATTCTTTCTCTTAATTTTTGCTTTTGGTTTCAGTTTCTTAATCGTGGTGATTAATTTTGCCTCCATGTTGGCAGACAAATCAGTTCCGATATTATTAATCTGAAGAATGGTATTACCACTAGTAAATGCCATTTTATCAGATGTAAGAACTTCAATTGTTCCATCATTTCTGACAAGAGAATATCTTTCCTCATCAAATGGTAAGAAGGTTTCGTTATCTCCAGCAGTTACAGCAGAATTAAGTTGATCATCTGTGGTGATGATAACGTCAAACGATTTTCTAATGATTAGTTGAGCATCAGAAAGATCAACATCAGAGATGTTTCTCTTAGGCATTTCAGTGTATAATCTATTGTTCTTAGCGTCTGCTAAAGGAGTTGCAACAATTTTAAAGTCGTTAACGTTTTGAAGATTACCTGCTCCTACAGCAGGGATAGTGCCATCAGCAGTCCCTGGAAGCGTGGTAACACCAATTATATCAATACTAGACGATCCAACACTAACAACCCTTGCTGTGGTCGTTGTAGAGGCAGCTCCAGCAGTGTTAGTGAATCGAACCAGACTATTAACTTTTAAAATACCTGGGAAGTTTGGATTTGTGCTGGTGACTGAGCTAAGACCAGTTGTTCTATCTCTTCCAGCAATTCTGGCAGGACCAATTTCGACAACAACTTTTTGAATTGTATCTGCATTAAAAGTTTGACCAATACCAGTAGCACCTGGACCTACAGATACTTGAGGACCACCATAAACAGATTTCACATCAGACATTCCGAATGATGTCACTGCAGTAGCAACTCTTGAATCTTCGATACCATTAAAAATAAATGGTTCATTTACCAAGAAGTCACCAGTTTTCTCATATACAGATATGGAGGTGCTATTAGAAACATCACTTCTTAAGAAAGCAGTCGCTCCGCTATATTTTCCTTTTACAAATGTTGGAACAGAGAGCGTAGTTGACTCGTTAAGAGTAATATTTGTTTGGAACTGAACATCAAACAGAGACAAATCCCATTGATTGACATTTCCATTTTGAGCATCATATGATCCAGACTCAAGAGCAAAATCATATATTCTTGCTAAACCAATTTCTTGCCCATCAGCTGTATCTCTCGAACCATCAACTCTTCGATCTCTTAAACTTACAATATAAGTATTTCCTACACCAATCTGAGGAGATCCATGAACACCATTAACACGAACGGTTATACCAGTATTGTAGTTTACTGCCTGATTAGTTAACTTGGCAGTAGACCTTGGTTTTGGAAATTCTACCAGGGTGTCAGAAATAGTTTCTACATCATATCCTTTTACAAATGCTCTGCCAGGTGAAATCGAATATAAACCAATGTCATCGCTTACTACAGATCCATCAGGAGTTCTCTGACCTTCCTCATAGATACCATCATTTCCAATACCGTTGTTTAGAGCCTCTACTGTATTAACATCAAAAGGAACTACAGTATAATCTCCAGATTCTGCAAATGTTCTCTTTGCAAGTTCATCACCAATTAAATTATATTGTGATGTGTTTTTATTATAATCAGTTTTTAAAACGCCATCTTGTACTTTTACTAACTCAACAAAATTGGCATCATTTAAATCATCTAAATCTTTTGCAAACAATGAACAGGTAATTTTTAGTCTGTCTGCTCCAGGAGCTGCATAATTATTAAAACCCTTTGAGTTATCGGTTAAAGATTCATCCTCATCAGAGTTTACAGTCTCTTCTAAAACTCTAAAACCGATTCTTAATGAAGGCGTATTTGAATATTGACTTAAAATTAACGTTTGAGCATTTACATTTGCAAAGGTGCCTCTTACAAAATAAACGCCGTTGTCTATTGAAAATGCACACCCAACAGAAGTTGCATTTTCAGAAATCGCTGATGCAATTGATTCTCCTGCAGGTATAAAGATATTATTTTCAGGACCAGAAACTATATCAGAATCTGATGCTAAAAGTTCTCCATCAGAAAATACCGTCTGAACATTATCAACACCTGTTGATAGGTATGAAACATATACTGTGGTATTACTTCTTTCACTCTCATCTGCAGTTATAAAGTTTACAATCTCTGCAGTAACTCCAGAACTAAGACCAATTATTTTTTTCCCAACCAACTGAGAAAGATAAGATTCAATTGGAACTCCTAAATGAGTGTCATTGAGTTCGAGAGCATAATATCCAGTATCAAATGTTGTATTTCCAGGAATAACTTTAGCACCCTCCTTAAACATGTGGGTGCCAAACTTTTCAATCTGGTTCTGAAGTATGGACTGTAAACCAGTTAACTCCCTCGCTTGAACAGGATAACCTGGCTTAAAAAGAACCTTGTAATAATCATTTGACGAATCAAAATCGTCAAAATATGGGGATACATTGAGGTTGGTTTGTTGGGCCATGGTTTATTAGAACTGCAGTATGACTTTAATATCTTCCTTTTGATTAGAAGACCTGGTAATAGCGGGTCGGTTGTCAACGTAAATTATATCTCCAGAATATTTTGCAACCTCTGGATTTGACAAACCATTCGTAAATGATTGACCAAGGTAATATGTTCTATTATTTAGAGTGGTTGACAGACCGCTGAAAGTAGTTGCAATGTTCAATCCAGAGGTAGTTCCAACAATTTCAATGCTTCCGTTTCCAGTTACAGTTGAGGAAAAACGTGTCAAATTATACCCATATACTGGATTAGTTTGTGCAGTTCCTACAGTATTAAATCCTGCCAGAGTTCTATCCTGCCAATACTTTAAAACACCAGTAACTTGATCATAACTAATAACCTTTCCAACTGCTGTTACCCCAGTTCCAACTGTTTGTTCAATCAAAGAGTCTGCGGTGAATGTTGCCGAACTATACCCAGCACCAGTTAATCTAATTGCATAAACAGCACTTGCTTTTGATAATGAAAGAGTGGAGGTTGAATTATATGCTTTTGGATTTTTAACAATTCCAATTCTTGCAATTTGATTACCAGTGATAAAATCTGGATTCTCATCATCATTTTCAATTCTGGCATAGAGAAGTGCATTTGATGCGCCAAGTTCTCTGTAGATGTCTTTTCCGTGGCCTCCTGGAGGTGAAATAATAACATCAAGAGTTGGGATTGTGGTTCCAGTTGGAACATTACCAGCAACTAAATCTACATTTCCAAAACTGTAATCTTTACCCTGATTCGAGATAGTTACGCTATCAACTTGCTGATCATTGTTAATTACAACAGTACACTCAGCACCACTTCCATCACCCTTAATTGGAACTCTGGTATACGTTCTATTTGCAGTTCCTAATCCAACTCCTCTGTTTTTAATGATGACCGTTTTGATGCTACCATCAATAGCATTATCTCTGACAGCAGCGTTTTCAGTGCTAGTTTCCCAATCTAGAGGAACTGGCATATAATCTGTAGAATCAAACTTGATCAGTTCCGATGGTTTAATCGTATAAAGATATTTCCAAATATATCCATCTCCACTAGTTCCAGCAGCTCTTGGTTCTAAATCAGTAAAAGTTGGTTCATCAAGAGATGGTCTACCATCTGGATTTTCTGGATTCTCTCCATTATCCAAGCAGATATAAACTCGATAGTCGCTATTGACAATAAAGTAATTTGCAGAATATAAGGCAGTTCCACTAGCATTTGATGGAACGTTAGTAATACTATAGTCATGTCTATAGTAATCATATGTTGTTCCTGAAGACCAATTCAGTTTTCTTACTACCTGTTTTATATCTTCACTCGTTATCTTCTTCATTGCGATGGTTGTGTCCCAAACATCGTTCAATGAACTAAAATTATCAGTTGGCCCAGGGGGATCATCATCCCAATCTGACTGAATACTTGTAGGATTAGGTAATCCGACAAACGCATAATAAGAATTATCAGATGTCGTCACACCCGCTACAAAATTCTTTGCATTCAATATTCTGATCTGATCAGTTATAATTGCAGCCATTTTAGTAGATTTTTCTTTATTTAGTAGGAATTACGTAGAGTAACTTTTAACTTTTAAGGATTTTGCTCTGTTGATAACAGGTCCAGTCTCGATACCAGTAATACCATTAGAAGTATTCACCGTATATGCTTGATTTTTGTTTCTATCGGTGAGTGTCAGTTTACCCCAACTATATTCACCATAGAAACTACTTGCTGCTAAACCGGTTAATCCATTCAAACTATTTACACTCACAACAACCTGAGTCACTGTGGTTGAACCAAATCCTGGAGTATCTGTTGTAACACCAGTGGTAACGTGAGCGGCTCTAAAAACTCCATCAATGTATGTTGTTCCAACACCAACAACTCCATTACTATCATCTAGAGATGTCAAACCATGTCCAACATTTGAATTTCTAATTGTAAAGAGATCACCTGTAGCAATTCCACTGGCAGTAATAGCGTTTGGTTGAGTAATGTCAGCATCTCTGAGGAATGAATCAACAGGGATAACAAGATCAAGTACGAGACCCGTTACAGCAACTCCTGCGAGTGAAGTTGTTCCAATACCAGTAATAATACCAAAGTCTCCAGCGTAAGAATCAATCGTGTTTGTTTCTGTCAAGAACGTTGGAGGTCCAATAAGAACAAGAGGATGTGTTGTTTGTGCATATCCAGTTCCACCAGTATCAACAGAGATGGAAGTTACTGTTCCACCAGAAATTGTTGCTGTAGCTGTTGCTCTTTGTGTTGTTCCCAATCCGACTGGATTTTGAATAGAAACGAGAGGAGCACTAGTATAACCCTTACCACCCTCAGAAATAACAATAGAGGTAACTGTGGTTCCAACCCCTACAACTGCGGTTGCTGCTGCAGAAACTTTCTCCGACTTATCAATAATTACAATATCTTTTTGGAAGTCGGTGCTGACTTTATTTTCATTCTTGGCATTAAAGAATGGTCTTACATTGTCAACATTAACGATTGTTGAACCAATACCAACAGACTTGAGGAGATATGTTGTTGGGAAAATATTGGCATTATAAAGTTCTCTATTTTTACTAATTTCCTTACCACCAACAACTCTGTCCTCAGTTTGTCTACACCATTTAACTGGTCTAGTCATTCTAGTGTTACCACTTAAACCACGTCCATCATATGGATTGGTATCAACAGAACTTGTGGAAGTAACTTCGCTGACTGTGCGAGTTTCCTCTTGTAAGAACTTAGTTTGATTAAGATTGAGAGGAGTCTGTTTGAGATCACGATCATATCCAATCGTCAAATCATCACCAACTTTAACAGTTTCAATAACTTCTCTGTCAACAACATCAGCACCACCAGTTCCTCTATAGAATATAACTTTAAGCAAATCTCCAACTTTAGGAGCCTCCTCAAAAGTTATATTACTACCACCTTCAAAGAAATAAGATTCGCCTGGGACTTGTAAAATATCATTAACAAAAATAAGTAGAGTATCTTGAACTTTTACCAGAGATCCAGGGAGAGCTTGAATAGAGAATGCATTTCCATCTAATGTTAATGGGAATGTTTTTCTAAATCCGTTAAAGAGATTTGAGAAATTATCAAGAACTTGAAGTTGACCAATAGACCATGCTGTAAATATGTCACCATCGGTCTCTTGAATAGTAATTTTAAATTCTTCAAAATCAGAAGAAGATGTGGTTGGGATACCGGTTGCTCCACCAGTTGGAAGTGTCAATATTTGACCAACTCCATAACCATATCCTGTGTTCGAGATGCTAAATTCAATTACACTTGAACCTTGACCAACCACAACATCAATTTTTCCCTGTGCTCCACCAGTTCCTGGAGAATCTGAAGAGTAAGAAAGTGGTATATTACTATAACTTAGGGGTTCATCAATGAGCACTCTAAGTAACTGATTTACTTTACCGCATCTTGCATAATTGTGAGGTCTAGTAGAAATACCGGTATTAACTTCAAATTGAGTGGTATTAATGACTGTAAGTACAGAAGTCCCATCAAAAGCAGGATCTTGACCACTAGCTGAGTTGTTATTTCCTCTAGGTGCAATTAATACTGGTTGTGCAATACCACCAGAGACATAGAAAGTAGGAACAGTGGAGACTCCGGCATTAACCGTGAATTGAGTTGCACTGGCAACTCCGGTTACTTTCGTTCCACAATAAACAGGATCTGTTGTTCTTGGATATGTGTGAATACCTGCGCCAAGAGCACATGTAAATCCAAGTCCAGTTAAAAGAACATCACTACTCTTTCCGGTGGTTGAGAGACCATGTGCGCCAGTGGTGGTGACTGTCATAATGCCAGTGACATTATTATAAATTGCACTTTGAACACCAACAGCCGGTGCATAGTCACAAGTAAATGCAATTCCAGAAAGAACTACCTCATTACCAACACTCAATCCATGTGCGGTTGATGTTGTAATTGTAGTAATACCAGTAATAGAAGTGTATCCTACATTAGAAATATCTCTGGGAACATAGAATACTCTAGAATCTGTCACAGCGACTCCAGTAACATGACCATTAGAGATCGCAGCAGTGCCAATCGCAACAATGTCAGATCCATTTAATTTTTCTCTTTGAATCGAGACATTTACAGTCTGTATTCCAGATCTATATCCAGAACCAGTATTTCCAACAGAAATAGATGCAATAGTTCCTGCAGCAGAAACAACAGCCGTTCCTCCTGCAGACACAAGTGGTTGATAACCAAATCCTGCAGAAGAACCAACAGAAACAATAACACCTCCCACAGGGATGTTTGCATTATTAACATCATAAGTAACAGAACTTGCAGTTCCAGTAAATCTTATGGAAGAAATTCCACTAGTTTCTGTAAGAGTGTAATCTCCGTTACTTCCTGGTAACTGGAATACGCTATTAATCAACAACACAGCATTATTTGTAGCTACGCCCGTTACGTTAGTTCCGTTACTTACAGTTAGATTAAAGTCTTTATCTTGACCAGTAAATTGTTGTGAAATATCATCATAGAGATAATTATCAGCATAAGTCTCTTCAGAACTTCCAACTACACCTGATCTTGTGAAGACTCTTCCATTGAAACTTGAGGATGTTGTTATACCAACGAAATCTCTTTCCGATGGTGGATTAGTTACAGTTCCAATTGGATTTTTACCATTTGGTGCCTCAATAAAGTTGAGATAGTTGTCAACAATGTTGTAATTACCTCTAATTTTAGTAACCAGAGCACCAGTTGAATGACCAACAATATTGGTTCCCATCCAACCTCTTTGGACTTTAATTCCATTTGTTGTGCCAATACCAACACCCAAAATCTTCATGATTTCGCCAGTGTCTGCAGCTCCAACCCTTACATAATCCGCACCAAAGAATGAAGTAATACCACTGAAGGTCATTATATCTTCTAAAATAGTAACAGATTTCGCTAACGACGTGGTTACTGAAGTTCCAGCAACCGGAGACTGAATAACATTGTCAATCGAAATAAGAACCTTTTGATTTTGATTCTTAGAAGTAAAACTGTGAGAGGTTCCAACACCAACGCTAGTCAGATCCAAAGGAACTGCAATTCTCTTGAGAGCATCCTCTGCAGACCTTGCTAACTTGATTTTATTGTCACTTTGCTTGATAACAAATACGGATGATGGTAATTGAGTTGTAGAACCAACACCAACAAATGTTGTTCTTGCAATACCAATTGTATGGGTGCCGATTCCTGTAGAAGGAGCGTATACTAATTCTTCACCAGTAACAAAGAAGTGATTTGGAATCGTAAGAGTGTTTTCCGATAGATCAACAATGTTTGTAGAAGAACCATCGATATTTCTTCTAAAAATATCTAAAGACTTGTGCTGTAAGTTAAACTGTCTCTTAATGGTGGTCAAAGTTCCTTCATACAGACTAAATCCGTTTTCAATACTGGCATTTTCACCAAATGTAATTTGAGATTCTCCACCTGCAGCTCTACCACCAGGAGTCACCGAAGTATTTTCTTCGGGTCTCAATGCGGTCATAATAGTTTTGACTTCAACATCCGCATTTGCATCAGGTGTAAATGTAACCTCAGTATAATTAGATCCATCATCAGCTCTTCTTGCACTGACTGTACCAAGTCCAGCAAAAGCACCAGATCCAACTTGTACATTTCCATATTCAATGAGTTGAACACTTTCTGGATCTTCATCGTTGTAATCATCAATGACAATCACCTCAGAGACTTCATATCTTCCATTTGTGGTATCAGAAACTTGAATGAAGCAATATGCAGCATCATATGTGTCACTATAACTAGCAATACCAACTTCAACAGGTGCTGATGTAGAACCTATGCTGGTTGTTTTTGCTTCAATAGAGCTAAATGATAATTCATATGTACCAATACCAGTGTAATTCTCTGTACCAAGACCAATTGCTAATGTGTTGACACTTACTGTGCTTATACCAGCATCTGGCGTATAAGTTAGATTTAAAGTGTTATCCGAATCAATTGTAGCCTCATATGTGCCAATATTACTTCCAGTAGAGAATGAATCACGAGAGTGAATTGTCAACTGACCATATTCCATGACGTTAACATTTGTACCATCATGAACCACAGTAACTTCGTCGTATTCAACACTACCATCACTACCCTGTGCAGTAACAAAAACTTTTGCTGATCTGGTTCCAGCAATCGTGGTTCCGATCCCTGCCATAACTGCAATATTTCCTGTTGCACCACCAGCAATTTCAACAGAAGACGATGCAATACTAACAAGACCACCAATAAGGTCTGTAGATTCGCCAATTACCGCACTACCAGAAGAGACTGTATCCGTTGTAAATCCTAAAGTACTAGAATCAAGATTGAAACTGAAAACAATTACATTATAATTGTTTAGTTCAAACTTATTAGGATAATAACGAAGAACGCTATCAGCACCCTCAATAACGTAATCAAAAGATCCCAAATCAAGTACAGTATCTACATCACCATACTGGTTGAGCATTGATAATCCTCGACCAGAGTCATGAAGACCGTTGATTACTGAAATCTGTCTTTCTCCAGTGTAGAGTCTATCCTGCACATAGGCAATAAATCTTTGAGCTCTACCATCAGTCAATCTTTGTCTAAAGACATCGTTATATGGAGTGGATCTTGGGTTGTTGTTAAAGGTGTCACTAAAATCATCAATAGTCAGAACTCTGTTGCCAACCGATTCTGCAAAATCGGTTAAGAGTCTG